AAAGCCGATCAGCACCACGAAAATATTCGGGTAGCCGACACGCATCTGCTGAGCAACGAACGCCATCACGCCGCTGAATGCGAGGGTGAGAGCGAGCAAGCCGTATGTGTTGCGCAGGACGCGGCTAACCTCTAGCTGCTCAACCTGCACGCTGTTATTAACTGCGTAATCCTGTTCGCGCATGGCGACACTCCTGTTGGTTTGAAACGTTCAGTCGCAAAGATCATAACAGACGCTCTGTAACAAGCCATGCAGAGAGTTTGACAGTGTGTTTCATTCAGGTATTATGGCGCCCGCAACGCAAACGGAGGTGTGGCCGAGTGGTTTAAGGCAACGGTCTTGAAAACCGTCGACTGTAACAGGTCCATGAGTTCGAATCCCATCGCCTCCGCCATCTTATGTACGACAAAGCCCTGATTAGTCAGGGCTTTGTCGTTTCTGGGGTTTGGCGAAAATCTCGCCGCTGGGCATGCGTTCCATAACTATTATGGAAGTGTTCCATAACTAAGCAGCTGAACCCCTTCTCCGGCGTCCTGCCGACCGTTAAACATCCTTCATGTAACGCGATGCTACGCTGTCCTCAAAACCGAGGATTCGCGATGCCACATTCAGACCTTCTCCCCTCCCTGCTGTACAAAATCAACGAAAACCAACTAGCCCTTGAAGCCGCCATCATGGAACTCACCTTGTTGGTTGAAAGCCAAGGTTCAACAGTAGAGGGCAACAATGTTCGAGGCGCCCTGGGCGTGATCGGCCAAAATGAGGAATTCATCAAGCTGACGTTAGCAGTCATGATGACGCCGGAGTGATTTAGGCGGCAGTTCGTCGCTTCATCCTCGCCCTACCGCGCCCCCTCGATTACTGTACATGCATCCAGTACTTGTACAGCGAACCGTTACGATGAATTTTGACCAGGCAAAAGCGCTGAGACTTCAGCAGTGGCGCTCGACCCTCGACAACCATGAATTCCGAATGCAGAACCCGGAGGCGCATCGCCAGACTCTTCATTCAATGAGCGAAACCTTGGCCTCTGAGGGGTTGATCGACAAGCTTGAGCAGTTCGACATGGATGAGATGGCGAACGCCGCCTACTGGCATGCCGTGGAAGAGCTGCAAGACTCTCCGCCTCGCTACTGCGGTGCTTCTTCCTATGATGTGGTGTTACGCGGGACCACCGACTTATACGGTCGCATCGGCCGGTCCATTTTTTACGACGCCAGCTCGCTTGCGGATCCTCGACGGTCTGGCTACGACGGCAAGATCTATCCGGATGCAAGCGGAGCGAACCTTGTTTTCAATGCCTCTGGAACTATCGCGAGAATTACCGGGCTGACTATGGCCATGTCCGACGGGCAACTGTACGACCTTATCGAGACTCAACGCGTGGTCGAGGGAGTGACCTACGAACCGATCGAAGACCCGGACATGTACCGCGCCTTGGTCGACACTGCCCAGCTTGCCCAGGAGAGTCACGATCTGCGCGCCTTCGAAAAGGCACGGCCACTTCTCGACCTGGCAAGCTTTTGCACCTGCCCGACGTGCTTTGATCGCTTCGGTACGCGCGACGACTGCCCGACCTGCTCCGGAAAAGGGTTTGTAACGAAGCCGACAGTGGCTGGTCTACGCTGAAAGCATGACGTGAGGACATGGCAATGTGTGGACGACTTTCCCAGTACCGAGGCATTCACGACTTCGTGGCGGCATTGAGTATGCCGGGTGCACTCATCAACAACACTGGTGAGCAGCCCTTCGAGCGCTATAACGCCGCACCGACAACTCAGCTCGCCCTCTTCCACCTCGAGGAGAACATACTGCACGCCGACATGGTCCGCTGGGGATGGCGGCCACACTGGGCCAAGGATCACGCCGCGCCGATCAACGCCCGGGTCGAGAAAGTCGCCCACGGCCCATTCTTCCGCGCGATTTGGCCGCACCGAGCAATCATCGCAATCGACAACTGGTTTGAATGGGTCGACGAAGGCGGGCCGAAAAAGCAGCCCTACTTGATCCGCCGGCGGGACCGGTCACCAATACTGTGCGCCGCGATTGGGCAATACCCGAATGCCGAGCATGTGCCCAGCGAGCACGACGGTTTCGTCATCATCACTGCTGATAGCGCCGGTGGCATGGTAGACATACACGACCGACGACCGGTAACGCTGTCGTCCGAACTGGCCCGGGAATGGTTGGACCCAGCCACGCCAAAGGAACGCGCCGAGCAGTTGGTGATGCACCAGGGCGAACTCACTGAGGCATTCGAATGGTTCAAGGTTGACCGTTCAATAGGCAATGTACGCAACCAGGGACCCGAATTGATAGAACAGACTCATTGAAAATGCTGGACGGATTACTGACTCAAACCTTTAAGTATGAGTCGACAATGTCCCAAGTCTCATTGAGAAGTTTTTCATTTTCTTCGATGCTCAGGATTGATGTTCCGCCATGACGCGACTCCTTAGAAAACTCGGCTATCCACCCAATTTTCTCTTTAGAAAAACCAGAGATCTCACGAAATTTTTCCCACTGTAAAGTTTTTGAGGAGTCGCTAATACCATGAATAGCGGCGCAATGTTTTCGCAGTGACTCTATGGCACGATAACAATAGAACGCTGAATCCTCGATAAAGCGCATAGCTGCTGATAGATCCCCCAAGCATCGATGTATAAATAGTCCTTGTTCACCCAGCAAATGAGCTTGCACTTTTTTTACAACCACAGCGTAGTCAATAACAGGCCTTCTTGCTGCAATAGTTGGATGGTCAATTCCTAGAACGGCATCCACGCCCCGCTCCCGATTTATAGTGCGAGTCACTTGAAAATCGTATGTATAACCGTTCAAAAATGAAAACACATAAAGTAAGTCAAGAACCATGTAATTGGCGAGATTCTTAAGATCAGCCAATGACAACTCATCTTCAGTATCTAGCCAAATTGCAACTTGGTTGAGCAATATGGTGACTTTAGCTGAGCAATTCTGGCCTGTCGCAACGTGTTGGAATTTTGAAGAGAATTCATACGTTATTGGTGACCTTTCGGGCAACACAATTCCTTGGATAAAATATGTTTCCATTTGCTGACCTATTGATCCGTTTCAATGAAGGGTGGTCAGATCATAGTCCGCTTGAAAAATCAGTGCGAGGCGTCGCGCACATTGGCTTGACGGGCGGCCAGTGTATTTAGCCCCTACTCCCCCGCTCGGTGAGCATGCGCGTGAAAGTCGGATGCGAGTCTCCATGAATATGCTGCAGGTTCAAGTCACGGCACATCCTTAAAAAAAACGTGACCACCAAGCCTCAGCGTTTCTTTTGCTTTCGCCGCCCAGCCAGGGGCCTTCTTCATGGTGATGGCGTAGTAGTGCGTGGCGCCGCCGGTGGGATCTGGCACCTTTCCATCGACTACCGGATCTGCTGCGATCCGTGCTTGGGCCAGCTCGCGAAACGGGATCGCCCTAGCGCCACTCAGATAGGCATAGTTCGGGTCGCTCTTGTTCCAGCAGCTGAACTGATACGGTGCCAGGCAGACACCACCATAGCCCTCCCCCCACCACGATCTATCCTTGCCATCGTTCACGCGGTTGCGGATGGTCCAGGCCACGGCAATCTGCCCTGCCAGATTTTCGCCGCGCGCTTCGCCCCATAGCGTGCGCGCGAGGATGTCGCGATCCTTCTCAGTTACGGTCATCAGTTTTCTCCAGTCAAAAAAATCCCGCTCGATGGCGGGTTGCGTTGTGCTGCTGGACGGATCAAATCAGGTCGGTGGTCACTGTTTGGGGATCAGCCACGATTACCGGCACCACTGGATCAACTGGCCAAACTGGGGCGGCGTACCAAGTCGGCTGCACGGTGACTTTGCCCAGTGCGAACTTGTAGGTTTTCCAGGCTTTGAGATTGATCAACAACGCAGCCTGCTCTGCCTCATCTTCCTCTGTCGCTTCGCCAACTTCGATGCCGAACCCGATCGTGTCTATGCGCTCCTGGATGCGAGCAATCTGCGCGAGCGCTTTTATGTTCCTGCCTGACAACTCAGCTTTGGCTGCCGCCAGTTGAGCTGCTTGGACAGCAGCATCCTTCATTGCTTTGGTGATCAGCTGGGACCAGTTGATATTCATTCAATGTTCTCCGGCGCGGCAACGGTTAAAGGTTCCGGCAGGGGAGCGGGGAAAACCACCAGGCCGTCTGGAACGCCAATTAAGGGAACCGGGAATGCCTGTTCATGACTATAGTTCCAAGGGTTCGGCAAAAACATAGTCAGCACAAGATTACTATCCACCCTTGTCTGATCACCAAGGAACCAGGTCGAAGTAATTGCAGATGAAGGCAAACTATCACCTTCACCAATTTGTGAGAAATCGAAGTCTTCACCATTAACAGTCAGGACATCGCCTGCCTTGAATAACTCAAGAGTGTCATCAGTGCGAGTAGGAATAAGCACAATATTCATATTTAATACCACCGCCCGATACAAGTAATTTTAATGTTGCTTAGGTTCTGTGCCGTCGCACCATTACGGAAAACAAATATCGCTGAACTGGTTGATGCAGGGTAGGCTGTAACAACACCGTATGTATCGTTGGTTGCACTAGGCGCTGCTGTTACTGCTACTGAATAAACACTATTAACAAAAGTTCCAGGGTTACCAAAAGGACCAAGAACTGTTAGTGAGTTAGCAAGAACGCTCCAAGGACCAGTGTTGTACGTTATTGTAATCATGGTTCCATCGGCAAACTTAACGTACGTACCTAGCGAGTTGCTACCTGATTCAAAGATCGTCCCATTAGGAACACCAGCTGATTGAGATACAGTACCAAGAATGCCACCACCAGCAAGCTTAGTAGCAGTACCTGTGGTGTTGCCGGTGCCGCCTTGAGCAACGGAAAGCGCCGTGGTCAGGCCGCTGAGGGCGTTGATGTCAGCATTTGCGCCCGACTTAGCTGCTCCCATGGTGAGCCGCCCCGCCGCCGCATCAGCATCATTCAGCAGGGTCTGGATGAACGCCGACAAGTCGGCGATACCCGTGCCGCCTTTGGTGGGCGGCAGGACGTCATAGTTGCCCGTCGTGCCCAGCGCCGCCAGCTTGGCGCCGTATTGGTTGACCAGCGCGCGCAACGTGTCTGCCGAATCTTTCACGTAACCCTGCAGCGGCGCCAGAGCGTAACCCCCAGCACAGTTGGTTGCGCCTTGATAGTTCGGCGAGATCGACATGGCCGTGTCACTGGCAATGTTGGTCACTTCGTACCAGGCTCCATCAGGCCCTCGGAAGCCATCACCGACTCGGCTGTTGGCAATAAAGGCGGTGCCCGCGCCAATCACGGCATTGGAATTTTGGGTGACAGAGACCGTCCCGGCTTTGTACCAAGGCATGGAGTTCTTCCTAATTGAGTTCTTTAGACAGCGAGCTTTGCGAACACGGCCGGCATGAAGAAGGCGAAGGGGTTGGAAAATCCGTCAGTGACGGCGTACAGCGTCCCGGCGCTGAAGCTCCAGAGTGTTTTGACCAATCGACCAGCAGGAGATCCCGTCAGCATGTTCATGCCGAAGGTGTTGATCAACATGTACTCGTTTTCCGGGAAATTGAACGACACGGTGTAGAAGCTTCGTGTGCTGCCGGATGTAGTGGTCTCCGAGCGCACATAGGTCCAATTCTGAAACGCGCGCGTGAACAGCGCCGTCGGCGTGGCAGAGTCAAACAGCAACTTCGCCGATCCGTCCCACAACCGCATGCCATAAGTTGCCACCGGCTGGGCGCCAAAAGTGGCCGCGAAATAACGGCCGTTCGGCTGATTGGTGTTCACGTCGTAGGCCCGGACATAAAACCCCGTCCAGTTTCCTGCCGAACCCAGCACCTGCATCGCGGTGAGGCCACCGACACCGCCGGTATCAGGACGGCAAAACACCAGGGGTGGCTCTTGGCTGGTGATGACACGAGGAAAGAATGTGGTTGATCCCAGGCCTGACTCCTGCGTCGGCGCATAACGTCCGCTACAGATGACATTGAGCCGCGCGAATTCCGAGTCGATCACCACCTGGTTACTGTTGTTGATAAAGCTGAGGCCGTAACTCATCAGGCAAACCTTATGACCATTAAGCGCATGGTCCCATTGGCAATTAGGCTGGCTGCAAACGTGCGGGTGTGGTTGTAAACGCGGGCCACACCCGACAGCATTTCCGTTTCAAACTGCTTCGCGCTGCTTTCGTCGTAGGGGCCGATAGGGATCACTATCGCGACTGAGTTCAACGCATCACTGCCAGGGACAGCGAAATCCTGATTGGTCTTCTCCGCGCCAACGGCAAAGGTGACCAGCGTCGACAACACAACCCGCATGGTGAAAGAGTTCTCGTCGACCTGAAGCGTCCCATCGGCGCCCCAGATCCGCATTCCATAAGCCATGGTTTACCCCAAGTAGCCGAGACGGACACGCAGCACGTTGTTCGCGTCATAGACGGAGACGTTCAGCGAGTTGATTACCAGGCGGCCCTGCCCTGGGACGATGCCATTGATCTCCAGCGTTCCATCCTTGTTAAGAATCCAACCCTGCTGACCGGCGATGTAGTTGGTTGAGCTAATGTAGCTGCCAATTTTTGCGTTGGTGATGGTGCCGTCCGCGATGAAAGCCGAGTTGATGAACACCTGACCGCCCTGCACCGCAAACGGAACCGAGATGGCGCCGCCGGCGATGGTATTGACGACGGCAAACCGATCCGCACTGACCAGAAACTGGCTTTGCAGACCGGCGCCAGTGTTCTCAATGCCCAGGCCGATACCGGCCGCGATGTATTTACCATCGGCTGCGACCTGCATTTTCACCGACCACATCGTGTTCAACTTGCCCGCAGTGTCCGCGTAGGCGGTCGACGTCTGCTGAATGGCTGCCGAGTTCTGCCCCACCGACACGGTCAACTGGTCGATCTTCGTGGCCGTTGCCGACTGATTGGTGGCAACCACCTGCTCCAGCTCGGTGATATTCGCCGCGTTCTCGCCGATCTTCGCGTCAAAGGTGGTGATCCGCTGCGCGAACGCCTCGTTTTCCGAGGAGCGAACCTTGGATTCCGAAGCGATCGCCGCAATGCTGGTCCAGCCTTTCAGAGCATCGGCGAGCTCACCTTCACCGTTGTCGTCCCTGTACGAAGCGCGCAACGCCTGGAACGCGGTCGCCTGAGCAGTGACAACGCCATCCAACTCGGTGATATCGGAAGTGTTGAAGGCAACCTGTTGCGCCAGCCCGTTCGCTGTCTCGATTGACTCACCGACATCCAGCCAGTAGGTCGCATTCGGCGGCGGGGTGTTGATTGGCACTTCGCCCTTTGCCTGAAAGATATGGCCGTCCTCCACAACCATCTGATCTTTCTCGTAGACCTGATCCGGTTTGTAAGCAGTCAGGCCGTCGAGCGCGTCTATCTGGTCCTGAAGGCCGGGGATTTTGTTGATCTCGTCCAGCAGGTCCTGGCCAAGTTCCGTCTCGCCAATCTGGCCGGCGATCATTTCCAAGATGGCCGAAGCATCCGCACTCGACTGCCCCATAACGCCAAGCCCGATCGGGTACCAGGGCCCGATGTTGCCGATACGGTCTACCAAACGCGCCCAGAAGAAAAACGTCACGCCCGCACGTAGGCCCAGCATCGAGAAATCACTTTGCGGGTATGACAGGTCAGTCAGCTTGGTGGCGGCCTCCAGACTGGTCGTCGGTCCGTACCAGATTTCAGTGCGCTGGGTATCCTCGGCGCCAGCCGGGAAGCCCCATTTCAGATAGATGCCGAACAGCAATGGCGTGGCTGTCAGGTATGAAACCGCCGGCGGCAATCCCACCTTACCCTTGAGGTTGGTCAGCATCGAGCTGCGCCAGATCGAGGAGATGTCGAAAGAGCTGACCGCGCGGACGCGGGCCAAGTAATCGCCTGCATAGATGCCGACGACATCCACGCCGGTGGAGCCCGTACGCGGCAGCTTGATCCAGTTGCCGCTGTCCTTACGCCACTCAACGTCATATGCAACTGCGCCGTTCACCGCCGGCCAAGTAATAGACATGGTGGCCACGGCAATGCCCTGGGACACGACAGAGTTCGACGTGACCGTCACGCTCGCCGGCGCCGGAACGACGGTGATCGGAATCACGCTGATTGGGCGTTCCTCCAGACGGGCGCCAGTGTCGATGTGAGCGAACTTGCTCGGGTCGTACTGGACGGCCGAGATCTCAAATACACCAGGCTCCGGCCGCGAAACTGCCGTAACCCGATAAAGCGGTACGGCCAAGTCATCGGCATCCAGCGCCCAGACAAGTTCGGGCTCCGGTACCGCAGAGAAGGCAACGGTCACGGTAACCACGCGGCCCGCCACGGATTGCACGGTACGGCCCTCACACTTACCGTTGGGCAGGTTCAGGATCAACCGGTCCCCGGCCTTGGCCTGGGTGTCTCGGTCGAGCGTGATCGAGCGCCCAGCAACTGCCGAGATGCGCCCGCCGATCGCTCGGCCAGCCAACAGTTCGTCAGCCACGGGGATGACGTAGCCAGGCAGCGGGATGCGACCATCGAGGCCAACACGGAAGTTGATTCCACGATCTTTCGAGTTGGTCAGCAGTGCCCATTTACCGCGGCGCTGCGCTTCCGACTCTCGTGTGCAACCGATTGCGCTGATCTCCAGCGGGTTATCGCCGTAGCGCCGCTGAAGCTTGGCGTCAGTCACCGCGGTGACGTCGGTATCGTAGTTGTTGGCCGGGTTGTCGTAGCTGATCAGGGCTCGGCTGTAACGAGTGCGCTCCGATGCGCTCGAGTAAGTGAACTTGCCGTCGATGACATTCGCCCGGGTGTAGGCGAAGTCGAAGTCAGTCGCGCGCGGCATGTCAGACAAGGTGAAGACCTGGCCTTGCGCCCAATAAGTCATACCCCGGTAGATCGCCGAGATATCGCGCAGCAGCGCCCAGGCATCGGCTTTGCCCTGCAGGTTCAGGTTGCAGATGAAGCGGGGCTCTTGGCCGCCTTTTCCGTCCGGCACCAACTGATCGCAGTACTGGGCGATCCGGTATAGCTCCCACTTGTCTACCTGCCACGGCTTGATGCGGCGGCCCAGGCCAAAGCGGTCATTTACTGTGATGCCGTAGGTGACCCAGGCAGGGTTATCGGTCCACGCTTCCTTGAAAGTGCCATCCCAGATGCCCGTGTAAGAGCGCGTGTCGGGGTTATAGTTGCTCGGCACCATCCACTTGCGGGCGTGGCAATCGACGGTCACGGCCGGGATACTCCGGAACTGCTCGGCCGAAAACTCGATGTACAGTAACGCGGTATTTGGGTACCGCAGCTTTGCGTCGATGACTTCCGTGAAGCCAGCAATTTGCATGGTGTCGGCGATTTTGTTGTTGTTTTGATTCGGTGTGACGCGGGTAACGCGCAACAACCACCCACTTGTCGCCGCAGGCAGATCAA